GGGACTGGACAGTCGGGTATTTGCCTATGGTAAAATCCTTTAAAATTAGGATTATCAGGATCCCAGGAACTTAAATTAAATTTAACATCATTAAAGTAAATGGCTCCTCCTTCCGCGCGGGTGGGAGATGGTGGTGTATTCTGATGTAGAATCTCTAATACATAATCAGTTGCGGCGCGATAATTTAAATCTTTATTTGCTTGAGACCATCTGTTAAGGGGAATCCCTTTAAATGTTTGAGTACTTGCTTTAGGATGATTTAATGTTAAGGATTCCGTAGCGATTAAATAATATACCATCCTAGGTAGAAACATTTCCCATGTCTCATTTATTTGGTCAGTTGGAACTATATTAGGGTCAGAAAAAACTAATTCTAAAGCTTCCTCTAGTGCTTTCCTGGTACCTTTGCCTTTGTAAATATAGACAGCTTTTCTAAGCTGGGCTCTCCACCGGTCTACATCTCCAGTCATTAATCTCCAACCTATTAAGGATGCGAGGTGCTGTAAAAATTGAGGTGGACATCTTTCAATATCAACTAGATCGCCAAGATCTTCTATAGTTGTATTTATATCATAGAATCCATAACTAAGGGCTTGTAGAAATTTCGTAAAAGCTCCGTCTTCAACCATCTTAGGACTAAAGGTATTTTCAGTCAGGAAAAGATCTAAATAAGTGTCTAAAGTTGTAGAGCTTTCATCATGGTCATTATACCATATACTCACTAAGGTTTTTAGTCTGTCCCAGTTTTGGGTTCCTGAAGTATACGTTCCAGCTGATATATTATAATCGCTTTTACTTAATTGGCGGGGTATACAATCATTAAAAAGATTTACAGTTTCTCTATTCTTCCATAGGTGTTCAAATATAGAAGTAACGGCGTCTGATTCTCTAAGGGATGATCCATCATATAGTTTAGTTAATTCTTCAGTAACAATTGACGATGGTTCTACGGTTGTCCCCGTTAATCCTGTAGAATTTAATGCATAATACCAGGATAATGTATCCATTAGGTAAGTGTGGCATTTAGCTGAAGTATTAACGCTAGAGGTAACTAAAGAACTTACACCACTTATAAATTCAGTGGATGGGGAATTTAGTACAATATGAGGAAGTAAAGTTCCTGAGACATATGATTTAAATTCTTCTCTATTTGGGAAATCGGAGAATGAGGTATTTAATGCATTTAGAATTTTAAGTTCAAAGATATAAGGTCTTATATTAGTTAAATCATTACGTAGTACAAATCTCTGGCGAAGAGAAGATGCTTCATAATTGATAGTTGGGAATATATCTTCAATAACATCTACAACTTTTAAAATCTTCCCTAAGGTAGAGTATAAAATGTCTTCGCCGGTACCGTAGATTGAAGCATCTGTATCATGGTACAAATCGGGGGTTATAGCCTTTATTACATCAATATAATTATGTTGATGATAATTTTTATCAGCTAATCCCTGATCTCCTAATCCTCTTTTTCTTACCATTTTTTTATACGTACTTAACGTTAATTTCTACATTGTTTAACTGCAATATTTCATTAAAATTCAGTGAGATATTATTTTTAATATTATCAATCGACGAAAATCTAACTTCTGGAATATTAAAAATTTCTTTGTTTAGATCATTAACATGAAGAGTTTCCCCGAAATCCCTATTATTTAAATCGAAAAAATTCACTATATTAGCTGCAGCTTTTCTTTTAATATCTTCTTCATATATTTTATAAGGCTTATCTAAGAATAATGTACACTTTAAATCTACAGTTCTTACTAGCCCATCTACAATTGTTAACTCATCGGTTAGCATTTTATACTTATTTAAGTATTCCAATAGTTCTCTTTTATACGTAATAGATGCTCTCTCCACCTGAACTTGCGCGCCATTGACAGCCGCAGCAAATGCTACTGTATAAATATCAATCATATTTCCACCCGCTCCGGAGTTTCTAAGAACTGCGGATGCTTTTCCAGAGTGACCTGCTGTGCTTGTAAAATGATTTGCAAAGGTTGTGTAGTCTTCCCCCGTAACTGCTCGATATTGGGTTTTAAAGAAATAAGGTCCCCATTTCTTTGCGTGATCAGTAGTTTCAGAGCTTAATCCACCCGTTGCCATAGTAGGATTAACTACATCTACTGAAATTTCAGTTGAGCCTAGAGATACAGGAATTTTAACATTAATAGAGTTAGATACAATATTACCTCTATCACCTCCTCCAACTCTATAGTAAAGTGTGTACGATTTTCCTGCTGTAGGAGAAACTCCCCTTAACCCATCTCCGAAATTAATTTTTACAGAGTAATCGTCCATATAAGTTTTACTAAAAACTTTATCGGTAGAATCTGCTAAAAATAAATTCTCAATCTCATTATAGATTTCTCCGTCTGTGTGTAAAATTAAACTTCCTTCCACTACAGAAGGATCATCTATGTCAATAGTGTGAATGGTATCGGTATTAGAAAAAGTTCCAGTTTTAGCTTTAAGTAATCCTTCCAGCAGAATAAGATTTGAAAATACTTTACCAGCAGCATTTAAAGAATCAGAAAGTACGAGTTCTATAATCTCGCTATCCATGTCTACATTTCCAGTACCGTCTACTTCATACATAGTATAGTTTATAGATCCTGAATCTTTATTACTAGGGATGGAAAAAGATCTACTGAGCGCAGGGATAGAGAGAGAACTAGTATCTCCTCCAGCTGTTACAGTATCGTCATCTCCTAGAGTCAAAGTACATCCAGCTTTAGAACTAATAGGACCTCTCATCTTTACACCTATAAGTTGCAGTAGTTTTCTAAGATTTTCTGGGGACTCTACAGATGTAATATAATTTTCGTTAGCTAGCATATCTGCTTTGTAAGATAATACAGAAGCTAAGTAGGAAAATAATTCTATAAACATCATACCCATATCAGATTCCGCAAAGGTATTATAGTCATCTGGATATACTGCTTTTACATAATTAATTAAAGCAGCTTTAAATTCTGGGAATTCAGCTGCGGAGTAATCGATCTTTGTAGCCTTAGCAGTTGGGGATAATTCCCCTAAGGATAAAAAATCAGTAGTTATAGAGCCATCAAATGCGCTTGTGTTATAAATTCCTTTAAGTGTTTCTTGTACCATTATATTATTATATCTAAAATTTGAGGGTTTGATAGTTCCCCTTTAAGTTGGAACTTTAATTGTATGTATATCTTATGCCGTCCTCTGCTGCGAGGATGTGAATCCCAAGACATTTGCAGATTTAAAATTTCTACCTCTGGGTGATATTTTTCTACTGCGAAAGAGATTTCTGCCTTTAATGATGCCATTAAATCAGAGGTAAAAGGTTCAAATACAGATCTTCTTAAGGATGTTCCAAAATTAGGATTCATAACCCTTTCCCCTGGACTAGTAAGAAGTAATTGTTTTAATCCTGACATAGTAGTCTGAGCTCCGTTAGTAGCTGCGAAAAACCCTCCTGCTCCCTCTGTAACAGGAAAAGCTACACCTTTAAACGGAGTTGTTTTAGATGTTGTCAGTAGAGAAATGTCGTCGTGTATCATTATGTTTGTATGTTTTTAAAGAATCCTTTTTGACCTCTAAAATTAGTTTTAACTTCCTTAGTAGTTAGGGCTTTAGAATATACTTTGAAACTTCCTAAAAATCCATCTAAGGCACTAGAAGCTATAGGAGTGATACTTCCTAAGGAAGGAGAATGTTGCGAAGCCGGTACTGCTCCATAGCTACTATTGGTATTATAACCTAAGAATCCAGGGTCATAACTTCCTAGGGAAGGCTTCTGTATAATAGTATCGGAGAATCCACCTCCTAAAATCCAAGGCGTAAACGCTAGACCAGGTGCGCCTGTAATAGGTCCGTTATTTCCTGAAGGTTCCCAGCTGGTCATAAATTCGGAGTTTCCTGATACGGTTAAAGACGGTATACTAATTGTTGCCTTTGTTTTCTGTAGATCGAATATATTCGATAAACCAGAGGTACTTAAAAGTTCTCCATCTACGTACATTTTTAAGTTATCAGAATCAAAATCAAATACTAGAGACATGTGTATAAAAGAACTAGATGCGTCTGTTATACTTACTCCATTTACTGTGGTACCGCTAGCAATTGTTGCACCTAATTCGGTACCGTCCTCCTTTTCTGCGATAGCTATACTATGACCTATAGCCCCACTATTAAGGTTTTGAGATACAGTAGGGAACACTCCAAACTCTAAACCACTAGGGGTAGTAATACCTCCTCTATCTCTAAACCCTATAATCATTCCATGAGTTTTAGACATGTCCATAAGTCCGGACTTCATTGTTCTAGTAGCATCTACATTTCCTTGCCTAGATTGAAAATGAGGTGCGCCACCAGAATTTTCACATCCCATAATTAATTTATATCTATGATAATCAGTAGCGCTCAAATCAGGGGTATGTACCCAATAATCAAAAGTAACACCTCCACCTTTTTCTGTAACAGGGTTAAAATACCTATTACTTGGGTAAAATAAATTATCCAATTCTTGGGTAGTACTATTAATGGATCTTCCTGCAGGTGTTATATTACTCGGTAATCTTACGTAAGAACCTCCACTTGTTTGGCAAGTTCCCGTAAGTTTTGGAATAGCTAATCCTGAAGGGAAAACGCTTTCAAGGCTAGAGGCTACTAGTTGTGCATTTAATCTTCTCCCTGCATCAGGACCTACATTATCCACATTAAATTTTACGGAAGAAGGATCTACAATTTCAGGGCTTATAAAATTATATGCAAGCAATAATCCAGATTCAGTTATGGAATTGGTTAGAGAGTGTATAAAGTTGGAAGTGCCTGAAGCAGATTTACTACCTTCGATATATGGAAATACTTCATCCTCAACTGGTGATATTGTAAAGTTTTCTAAATACGATAGAGGTTTATGATGGGATCTTAGGAATGTAGGAGTAATAGGTAAAATCGTATCATCGAGATCTTCTGAGAATATTAAAATACTTTCCTGCTGCTCTACAGTTGCGGCAGCTCCGGTTCCCCCTAAGAATGAAAAATCATTAATTGGAATTCTTTCAATGGGATGCCACTCAGGATTTTGAAGATCTCCCCTATTTTCTATTAATACTCCCGTTCCCAATCCAATATCTTTCTCAGAGCGATCAATTGTAGAATGACTATAAATATGTGGAGCAAAAATAGAAACTAATTGAAGTTGTTTTTTCCGCTTCTTAATTTTCTCATCGTACATAGAGGCTACAGCAGCTATATTGCTATAGTAATTAACTACCATTGCACTGCTTGCATCTAATCCATCAGCTATAAGTTCATCTACCTGAGCATATATATCCTCAACATGTTTATTCTTATTAGCTTCAAAAGTCTCTAAGACATCATCTGATATATAATATTCATTCTCAGTAGTTTTTT